CCGTCGCCCCCGAGCCAGACATCAGTGTTTATCGGGGGGGGGCGAGAGAGAGAGAGAGAGAGAGAGAGAGAGAGAGAGAGAGAGAGAGAGAGAGAGAGAGAGAGAGAGAGAGACTATAACTATATACTTTTATATATGGGCAGATGCAAGGGGAGTTGGTGTCATCATTTCACTTTCAGCAGACAGGAGGAGAGATCGACAGCTCATCGGGAAAAAAATTTTCACTTGACTTACCGCACCACCACATGTTATAATGATCTCAAGCAAGCAAGCGCAGCTCACATATCACCCACAGCGAGCTTCGCTCGCAAGGAGACAGCGACATGACGTACAGCAACGCGGAGATGCAGAAGGCGCTGGAGCAGTACGAGCACCAGCGCGCGTACCGTCGCGAGTACGCGAAGCGCCCCGAGGTCCGCGCCAAGCGTGCCGCATACGCGAAGCGGCGGAACGAGCGCATCCGCAAGCTTCTCGCGGAGGTGAAGACAGCGTGAGGCACGCGCTCGCAGCGCTCAGCATGCTCGCCGCCATCCTGATGCTTGGGATGGCGGCAGCACTCATCACAGGATGATGAAAGGAGAGCACATCATGGAGATCGGTGAGCCTCGCAAGCTGCACACGGACGTTCCCAAGCCGAAGGAGTTGCCGCTGGACGAGCCTGTGCCCGAACAGCAGCCCACACCAGTCGAACAGCCTGAAGAGGTGCCAGCGTGAGCGAAAAGCAAGAAGCCGAAGGCTTCACAGCATGGAAGGCGATGGTGTGGGACGGCACGCTGCTCCAGAGCCCACAGCAGCGCACTGACTGGCGTCCCCGCCAACCAATCCAGGCGTACTGTGGGATCGCACACGACCTGCGTGAGACGACAGTCGCGTCCTGCACGTGTGGTGTATACGCACGCCGGCTGATCGACAAGGAGCTTCTGAAGTACATGCGGGGGGAGGACTTTAACACCTACGTGGACAGCAGCAGGATCCGCGTGTTTGGCGTCCTCGCACAGGTCAGCATGTGGGGATGGGTGTTCGAAGGCTCCACGGGCTTCCGCACGGAGTTTGCGTATCCGAAGATGCTCCTCGTGAGGAGCCGCATGCCGCAGGAAGCGCAGGACCGCATCCGAGAGCTGTACCAGGTGCCTGTCGTCGTGAACGACGAGGCGTTCCAACAGGAGCAGCAGGCAGAGAAGGCAGTCCTCGCCAGCACGGTGTACACGCAAGCCGAGATCCAGCGTGCGTTGCTCAGCGTGAGGCGTGCTCGAGCGTACCGGCGCTGGTATCACCAGAGGAAGCGTGCAGCGCACGAAGTGAAGTACTGGGAGCGCATGGTGAAGGACGCTCCCATCAGACTCCAGGAGTGGAAGGACAGGTTCGAGCAGCTCACCATCAACGGCCCCTACGGGGACATGGAGGACAACACATGAAGAAGACCACCACCATGAAGTTCGAGCGTGAGGTCGTCCACAGCGTGCTGTACAAGGGCAACGACAAGGAGACCCTGCAGAACGTGTACGTGCCGAAGTTCACGTGCCTCAAGCCGCTCGTGAATGGAGGCGGCTGGCCGAAGGAGATCAAGCTCACCATCGAGTGGGAGGACGGAAAGAATGACTGACACTGCAGAGGAACTCTACCGCGCACGTCACATCTGGCCCCTGGCACCATTCTCGCCTTGCGCGGACCGCAACTGTGAGGTGTGCCGAGGCATCGGTCGCAGTATGCAGAGGCTGGGCGAGGCCCTGCGGCCGAGGGAGGACATCATTCATGTACGCTGAGTACCAGGAACTGCTGGCGTGGACCGCGACTGGGCTCGTCGTGTTCCTCGCTCTGTGGGCGGCATCCTACCTGAGGAGGACCATGCTGTGAACGGCACAATGAAGACAGGAGACGGCAACGAAGCCTGTGACGTGTGTGAGTGCACCATCCCAGAGGCCACGAAGTACTGGGAGAGCGAGACACACGTTCGCGTGTGCCACTTCTGCGTGGACATCCTCCACAAAGAGATGAACGCGTGACAAGTGTCTGGCAGAAGGCTGGTGCCTCCGCAGTGAATGGTGGCGCTGCCATGCTGCTCGCCTCGCCAGCGGCTGTGTTGGGAGGCTTCGAGGCGTGGCGTGCTACGACTCTCATCTTGTTCGGTGTAGGCACGTTCCTCAGTAGGCGTCGATGCCTCGGATGCCTTGTAGTGGGAACACGTATGAACAAGGAGGGTACACTGTACTGTGCCCTCTACTTCCTCGGCTTCAGCACCACACTCCTATGGGTGTGGATGCCTGGGGATCTCCTCGCAGTCAACCTGTCCTGCCAGGCGCTGTGCCTCCGCTTGACAGGCAACACAGTGCACGGCTGGCTCACAGGCACGCACTCGGTGAGGGTATGAAGCCGCCCTCCGGGCACGCTTGGGTGCACAGCAAGCGAGGCAAGAGCCGTCAGCACCTTGTCAGGAGCGACAGCTACATCAGCATCTGCCTCAGGGCGAACGTGATGGGTCAAAAGCAGTCCTACGACGATGTGCCTACATGGGAGGTGTGTGAGAAATGTCTGAGAGAATGGAGGCGGCGATGAGCGCGGAGCGGAAGCCGGAAGACGGGTGCGGAAATCACCATTGCCGCGTTGCTGACCCCGGCCCTGTCGGTTTGAACGCGGGATGCCGGTGCGATACGCGGGCCATCATCACTGCCCTCCGCGCCGAGCGCGACGCGCTGGTGAAGGAGAATGAGCGGCTGAAGGACGACAACCTCGGGCTCCAGGGCGCTTACCAGAACTGCGCCCGCGAACACGGTGAGGAGCGCCAAGCCCGCGCCCGGCTGGGGGCGGCGCTGCGGGAGATCGTGAACGAACTCGGCGTCCCACAACCCGGCTACCCCATGCCCGTGGCCAATGCCGCTGAGATCGCCCGCGCCGCCCTCGCCCCGCCGAAGGAGACGCCGTGAGTCTGCGCCGTGCGAGCGGAATCGTGGTCACGACCGCGTTCGTGGTGTGGGCGCTATTCGCGGGGCTCCTGTGGTGGTGGCCCGTGCCATGACCCTCGCCCGCGCCCTCGTGATCGGGATCGCCATCGGGCTTATGCTGAGCCTCGGCCTCGCCGTCCTCGTGATCGGGCTCGTGCCGTGAACGCACACCGTCGACGCTTCGTTCCTCGCTCCCAACGGCTCAAGAGCCTCACCCTGGCGTTCGTGCTGGGAGCAGCAGGAAGCCTACTGGTGTTGGGATTGTTCTGGCTCGTCCTACACATGCAAGGGAGGTGATGCACAATGCTCCGCGACCTCATCAACATCCTTCTCGAGATCCTCAACATGCTTGTAGACAAGTGATCGCAAGACCGATCGCTCATCGGGACAAAAATTTTCACTTGATTTACCGCACGCATTATGTTACAATGTGAACATGATCAGCAATAGCAGGCGCCAGAAAGGAGCCGCACACAGCCTGCGCGCACCGCACCCCATCGGCACGGCCACCGTGGAGGAAGAGAATGCCGACAATGGATGAGATGAAGTGCAACGTCTGTGAGGAAGTGACAGACAGCAAGGAGCTCGACAGGTACGACGGTATGTGCTTCAACTGCCAGCAAGCCCTACAGGAGGCTGACGAGGCTGTCGAGGCTGGCGACACCAACGAAGCCGACCCAGAGCTCCTCAAAGCCGTTGACAGCTTCAAGAAGCGTCAGGCCTACATGCGCGAGTACAACGCCCGTCCAGACATCGCCGAGCGACGGAAGCAGTACATGAAGGGCCGCAACGAGCGCATCAAGGCGCTCCTGAAGAAGGCGAGGGAGCTGGGCATGGTAGACAAGCCGGAGGAGGGCGCATGAGAGAACGCATGAAAGGCTCTCAAGCCGTCGCTCAGAAGATCCAACTCGCCAAGCTTCTCGAAGGGCGCACAGGCAGTTTCAAGCCGATCGATCTCCTCAGGCAGCTCGACGCCAGCAGCACGTGGATGCACCACCGCACGAAGGACCTCCTGGAGGCGAAGCTCATCCGTCGGCGGTCCAGAACCAAGTTCCAGCCAAACAAGGCTCTCACCAGGAACGAGATCCTCAGCGCGTTCAACGGCCGCGGAAACATCACCAGCATCGAGGAGGTCACCGTCGCGCCCAAGAAGGCCGTGTGGGTCCGCGCCATGCGGTGTCCGCACTGCCAGACTCTCATCGAGGTACCTCTGACATGAGCGGCGGCATTCACAAGGTCATCGAAGTGCGTGTACGCTGCGGTTGCGGTTGGTGGGGCACCAGCATCCACGACGGCCTGGCGCACGCAGAGGAGACGCAGCACCGTCTGGACATCATAGGCTCAATCGACATCAAGAGGGAGGTGGAGACTGATGGCTCGAAATAGACTTGTGGGGATGGCGAGGAACCTGAAAGAGGAGAATGCCTACCTCAAGAGGGAACACCTTCGCCTCACGGAGAAGATCTCCCAAGTGCTTGTCGAGAAGCTCACCCTCAGGGCCCAGCTACTCACCGCGGAGGAGAGGTGCAGAGAGCTGGAGCGGCAGATCAACTTGACCACTTGACAACCACTTCACCAAGCTGTATAATGGACACATGTTGATGACAAGACACAGCCGCACACAGCTCCTAGGGAAGGCCCTTGATGCCAAGGTCGTTGAGGACCATGGCTATCGTGGAGTCCTCTACAACGAGGAGCACGGCTACATGCGCTACCACACTGCGAATGGTCTACAGAAGGTCACGCGTGCGGGGCGTCAGTGGCGGCTGAGGGAAACCATCCTCACGAGTGAAGACGTCGACACCTTCCTTCGTGACGTCGGTCTCCTCGGTGCGACGACCACCAAGAGCGTGCTCCAACAACTGCATGACTGCATAGGAGGTGATCTGAAAGAGACCTTCGTATCTGGCGGTGGGATCATCCTGAAAGATGGTCTCCACATCAGGTACTCACCCATCACAGGACTTGACATCGTCGAGCGTTCACTGTCCAAGTGGACCCGTCGACACAAGATCCTCCGCAGCTCACCCCTAACAGAGCTTGTCCGAGAGGACGAGTGGGAGAGAATTGGAAATGTCTTCCGAGACCACGTACGAGCCTACGTTGGAAGAAGTTCAGGCAGCGGTGGCAAGGCTGAAGGCGCAGCGCGAGAAGCGGGCGGCCTACCAGACCAAGCGCAACGAGCTGATGAAGGCCGACCCGGCAATGGCCGAGAAGATGAAGACGTCCCGGCAGAAGTACAACCAGGGCGAGACGGCCAAGGCGCGTCGTAAGGCCTACTACGAGGCGAACAAGGCCAAGATCTACGAGAGCCACAAGAAGTACCACGCGAAGAACAAGGCTCTCCTGGCGAAGGCGAAGGAGCTCGGGCTCCTCAAGGACGAGGTGGCGTAGGTAGGCCGAAGAGAGGGCGCCTGTACGGGCCCTCTCTTGATGCCACCAAGTGACACAAGGTTCTCAAGAGTTCAAAAAGGAGCCAACGTTGAGCGACGACAAGAAGACAATCGTCCTCGTGAGTGGTGGGCTGGATTCAGCGACCACCCTCTGGTACTGCAGGCACTACGACTTCGAGGTCGTCAGCACAGTGCACTTCCAGTACGGCCAGTCGCACGCCAAAGAGCTGGCACACGCCCAGACCCTCTGCGAGGTGGGTGGGTTCCCGAAGCCCGAAGTCATCAAGGTCAACTTCGAGTACCTTCGGGGCTCCAGCGCCCTCCTGCCTCTCGGCGCATTCAACCAGCAGGACGCTGCAGGCACGGTGCAGGACCAGGCCGGCTACGCTGTCAGCAACACGTACGTACCTGGCAGGAACATCGTCATGCTCGCCATGCTGGGCGGCATCGCTGACGCACGACGTATCCACTACCTCGCTGGCGGATGGAATGCCGTGGACTTCAGCGGCTACCCAGACTGCCGGCCGCCGTTCCTCAACGCCATGGAGGGAGCGCTTCGCCTAGGGCTGCGGCATCCAATCTCCATCCTCGCCCCGATCGTGTATATGTCGAAGGGAGACGTGATCAAGTTCGGCCAGAAGCTCGGAGCGCCACTCGAGCTGACATGGTCCTGCTACGCCGGAGGCGAGAAGCCGTGCATGGAATGCCCCTCATGCAAAGTGAGGGAGAAAGGTTTCGCCGATGCAGGAATCTCAGATCCCGCACTTGCTGATCAGTCACAGCAGTAGGCTGTTCTTCCAGCAGTGCCACCGCAAGTACTACTGGACAGCTGTGGAGGGCCTGGAGCCCAGCGTGACGCCCGAGCCCTTCGCTCGCGGACGCCTTGGCCACAGACTAGTGGACGAGTGGGTGAAAGACAAGTCCAAGGCAGACCTGCTCGTGCAGGACCCAGAGCTCGCACAGCATCCGCTCCTGACGAATGCCCTCACAGAGTACTTCATCAAGAACGCTGAGGAACCTCTCAAGTACATCATGACAGGCACACCCGTGAAGGTGGACATGGGCGTCGTCGTCAGCACCAGCGGCCGCACCAAGCGGCATGTGTGGTACGTCGGAGAGCTCGACGGCTATGCCACGTACGATGAGAAGGAGTGGACAGTTGAGCGCAAGTTCACGAGCCAGGTACCTAGCGATCTGGTGGGACGCTTCCAGTTGGACGATCAGGTGCGTGGATACACGTGGGCTATGCGTCGACTCGGCAGGCGTCCTGTGGGAGCTCTTGTCGATATCATACGGACGACGAAGTACCCGGCGCTCGTCAGGGACTTTGTTGTGCTTGATGAGCATGAACTGAACCGCTTCCAAGACGAGCTCACACAGGTCGTCCAGGAGATCGTTGACGCCTACGACCAGAACCGCTGGCCGCTCTCACCCCACTCGTGCTTTAACTGGGGCACCTGCCCCTATCGCATGCTGTGCCTCAACCCCGACCGCGTCACACTGGCGGAGGGCATGGGTTACCGGCGGAAGGAGCTCAGCCACGAGGAAGAGCTCCTGGAAAGGATGGTATGACACAACAAGCACCTCTCGCAGGCCTGGTGGACATGAAGGACATCTCCTACGCGAACGGTAGGTCGATCGTCATCTACGGCCCACCAGGCATAGGAAAGACAAGTCTCGCGTTCGCCTATCCGGCCAAGAAGCGATTCGCTTTCGACTTCGAAGCAGGTCTCAGCGTCGTCAAGAACGTGCCGGCCAGCGTCTTCCGTGTCGTGTCCTACCCAGACATGGTGCGCGGCATCGACTGGTTGTGGAACGACGATGAGCATGACGTGGTTATCTGTGACACGCTCACAGAGTGCGGGCGTGTGGTACAGGTGCAGAGTCAGGTACCCAATGCGCCTCGTGTGCATCCGGAGCTCAGCGCCCAGCTCGACTTCTACCTGACGCTCGAGAGGCTCCGCAACCTCTTCCGCCGCATGAGGTTGCTGATCCAGAAGGGCAAGACAGTCATCTTCACTGCGGCGGAGAGCATCGACAAGGACCAGTCCGGCATGATGAAAGGAGGGCCAGAACTGCCCGGCAAGCAGATGTCCCCCGAAGTGTGCTACTTGGCGGACGAGGTGTACCGTATGTTCGCACGCAGCGTGCAGGGAGGAACAGAGCGACTGCTCACCACACAGCCTGACTCAATCTACTACGCTAAGAGTCGGGTTCCATCTGCACCAGCCCAGGTCACGGTGCAGAAGGCAAACATCGCAGCGGCCTGGAATCACCTACTGAAAGGCTAGGCATGGAAATCAACGTCGACCTCACGAACATCCCGGAGGCAGAGGCGCTACCGGAGTCGCAGTACCTGTGTCAGGTAGAGAAGATCGAGAGGAAGGTCAGCAAGAAGAACAATCCCTACCTCGACGTGTCCTACATCGTCGCCGAGCCCGTCGAGTACGCCGGCCGCAGGATCCTCTTCGACAACCTCACCCTCACGGAAGCCGCCCTGTGGCGAGTGAGAGACTTCGTCAACGCGTGCGGTGTCTTTCCGGGCCCGACGGGCTTCAAGACCGAAGAGCTCATCGGCGCCTTCCTCCGCGTGACCCTGGTGCGTGAGCCACGTATGACCCAGAAGGTCGACGCGGCCACAGGAGCCGTGCAACTCCTGCCCATGGTGGACAAGGATGGCAAGCCAGTCTACAGAAACAAGGTCACGGGGTACGCTCCGCGGTGAGAGGAACTGCACTGACTGCGACTTCTGCCGAGTCAAGAGTGGCACGCTAGTCTGGTGCTCACAAGGCATGTGGCAGAGAGCCGACGGCCGTCCTCGTTTCTTCCTCTTGCTTGGCCTCGAGAGGAATAGGACGACTCAGAGGATCTCTGCCACATGCCTTCACTTCAGGGGGGAGGAATGAAAGTCACGAAAGCCATCACGTTCGACGCAGCACACCAGCTGCAGAGCAGTGCGTGGAAGAACAGCCCCTGTCACAGGCTTCACGGCCACACATGGCGAGTGGAGGCCACCTACGAGGGTCCCGTCTCTGAGAAGTCCAACTCAATCGTGGACTTCCAAGCCGTGGGAGACGCTCTCAAGCACGCGATCCACGACCGCCTCGACCACCAGTTCATCAACGACGTCCTCGATGTCCAGGACGCCACCAGTGAGTACATCGTGCAGTGGATGTGGGCGCAGCTGGAGAAGTGTCAGTTCGCTGATCCAGTCGAGCTCGTTCACCTCAGACTCTTCGAGACGGCAACCTGTTGGGTCGACCATGACGGACGAGTCTAGACGACAAATCGCTGTGAACGAAATCTTCACCAGCCTTCAGGGTGAAGGTGTCTTCCTCGGCACTCCTATGACATTCATACGTGTGGCAGGATGCAACCTGGCGTGCGTGTGGTGTGATCAGCCAGACACCATCCACGAGGACTTCAAGGACCGTGAGGGAAGGGTGTGGAAGCTGGCGTACAGGAAGGTGGACGTAGAGGAGATCATCAACATCTGCCTGCGCAGCAAGGTGCGTACGGCGTGCCTCACTGGTGGGGAGCCAACCGCCCACAAGCTTGGAGAGCTCATCGGCCAGCTCCACGCCAACAACTTCCGCGTGCACATGGAGTCGAACGGCTCCCTGCTCCCAGACTGGTTGCCATACGTGGACCACCTAGTCGTGAGTCCCAAACGAGAAAGGAGAGTGGCAGCTGCGGTCCTGAGGCTGGCGAAGGAACTGAAGTTCATCGTCGACGACGAGTTCAGCATGGAAGAGGTTGAGAGGTACCGGTTCAACTTCTCAGGCCCCATCTTCCTGTCAGCAGCCAACTTCCACACGAATGTCGACTGGCCCAACGTGCACAAGGTACGCAGGCTTGTCGAGGCAAATCCATGGCTGCGCTTGACAGTCCAACTTCACAAGGTCCTCAGCATCAAGTGAGCGAAAGGACAAACATGCTCAAAGACCTCCCTCTAGAGTGCGAACACTGCGGCCACGAAATGGGTACCATTTCTGTGGAGGAGAAGGACGAAGCCATCATCGCCATGGCGAAGATATCCTGCATGGACTGTGAGGAAGAGGAAGAGGGAGGCGACGAAGCGGAGTGAACCAGAAACTGATCGCCATCGGCGTGCTGAGCGTGCTGGAGGGTCTGGGCGTTGACATTCGTCACCCAGACTTCAAGGACACTCCTCGTCGGGTGGCGCGCATGTTCTCAGAGGTCCTCCATCCTCCCCGTGTGAAGTGGACGCGCTTCCCTCACAACGGGTACGATGAGATGATCGTCCACAACTCTCACCACGTGTGGGGCTTCTGCCCACACCACTTGCTGCCAGTCGAGATGTACGTGGCGGTCGGGTACATACCCAAGAGGAAGGGGTATGTGCCCGGCCTCAGCAAGATCCCACGACTCGTGGAACACACCTGTCGTCGGCTTGCTCTGCAAGAGCGTATCACGGTGGACATTGTGGACAGCTTGATGAAGCGGTACAAGCTCCTTGGAGCTGGCTGCCACATCAAGGGTCGGCACCTCTGTATGACCATGCGCGGAGTCAAGACGGCCGGATACGTCTCCACCAGCGCATTGAGAGGAGTGTTTCTAGAGAAGCCTGAGGCAAGAGCAGAGTTCTTCTCGCTTGCAAGGAACGGCAACGGGAATGGGGAGGAATGATGAGTGAGTGGGAGTCAGTCACCAGAGAAATCAGAGCTGTGGCATCTGAGCTTTACCTCCTCGCAGATCACCTTGATGCTGGAGGCACTGGACTACAGGGCAGAGACGTACGCCCAGATCTACCTGAACAGCCTGCGTCAGAGGGGTTCGCAGGAAACGTCTTTAACCTCATTACTCCAGAAGGTCGAGCAGTGCGAGACACTTCTGGACCAGATCCTGCCACAGGTCCCTGGAGAGAGTATTCCGGCGCACCTGGCAGCAATCCGGGCTCGAAGGGAGCGGCTCCTCACTCCGAGCACTACAAAGGACCTTCCGTCGAACCCATCGACCTGATCGAGGCATGGGACCTTCCCTTCCACCTCGGGTGTGTCATCAAGTACGTGTGCCGAGACAAGGAGGACAGAGTGGCTGATCTTGAGAAAGCAAGGTGGTATCTTGACAGATACATCCTGCACCTGCGTAGCAAATAACTGGCCTGGCACGAGGCACGTGCATGGCATAGGGGCTGCAAGCCGTCCGCGTATCATGATCCTCGGCGAAGCCCCTGGTGCAGAGGAGGATCAAAGTGGAGTCCCCTTCTCGGGAGGAGCTGGAAGAATTCTGGACGCATGGCTCGGACGGGCAGGCATCACAAGAGGCTCATGTTTCATCGACAACGTTGTTTCACACAGGCCGCCAGGGAATAACATCGCTCTTGCGAATCTCAAGGCGGCGACCTCCGACCTTCACGCCCGAATTCGAAACGTGGATCCTAACCTGGTCCTACTCCTCGGAAATACTCCCCTCCAACAGTTCGTTGCAGGTACAATCAGCGACTGGCGGGGATCCCATTTCCCGATTCAGGTTGGCGACACTGTGTATCAGGCTTTTGCTGCGTATCATCCTGCGTTCATAATGCGGCAACGCAGGATGTGGGACGTCACTATCCACGACTTCTGTCGAGTGAAGGAGCTGAGCAAGTCGCCAGGCTACAAGGAACCCGACGTGCTGTATATTACAAATCCCACCATCCCGGAGGTGAAAGACTTCGTCCATGAGTGCATCCAGCACCCTCTTACTGTCGTGGATATTGAGACTGACTTTGGTTTTGCTGCCATTGATCTGGTAGGCCTGTGCTACCAGGAGCGCCTCGCCATCTCAGTGCCAGTGGATGAGCCTGAGTACGTGCACTGGCTGTTCTGGTTCTTCAAGAACACCAAGGGCATCGGCACGCATGACTCGATCTTCGACGCCTACCACCTAAGACGCTTCGGCTTCCCTTGTCCCTCACCAATTCACAACAGCCTCTTGTACAGCCACCTGCTGTACCCGCATCTGCCTCATGACCTAGCCTTCCTCGCCTCAATCTACTCCCCGTACTCCTACTACAAGGACCAGATCACTGTCCGCAAAGCCTGGTACAACTGCCGGGATGTGGACGTCACCCTCATGGCCCTCCACAAACAGCTCATTGAGCTGAGGGAGCTGAACCTCATATGATCGAGGACCTCACGTGGCTGTGTCCGGCGTGCAGCAGGCTGTGCCATCCTGACCACACAGCAGTGTGCCGAGTGCACAAGGTCAAGGAGTGTCAGTGGTGTCGTGACGAGCATGAGGTGCGGGCAGGATGAGGCTCGCTGAGATTGTCATGCGGGCGTCCGAGGCCGTGCTGCATATGAAAGAGCGAGGTATGCTTGTCGACAGGAAGCGCATGACAGACATGTACGTCGAAGAGCTGGCGAAGGGTGCTGCCATTGAGGCAGACCTACAGAAGGTCAAGCCAGGCCTGAACCCTCGCTCTTCCCAGCAGGTCGCCGCCTTCCTGTACGATGAGCTGGGCATGGACGTGCAGCGTAAGCGTGGCAAGGCCACGCCTACAACTGACGACGACGCCATCATGAAGGTGTGTGGCATTCATGAAGATCCAGACAAGACCCGCCGCATGTTGAGGAGCTTCGATCCTGCCATCTACAAGATTGGCTGCATGATCCTCGATGCAAGGAGGGCTGGGAAACTTGCGTCAACCTACTTCAGCCTCACACTCGACGAAGTCGACAGATACCACCCAGAGTGGAAGATGCACGGCACGGAAACCGGACGATACTCGTGCCACGTACATACGTACCCTCCTGGGAAGGCTCGGTCCATTTTTGTGGCTCCTTCTGGGATGCGTCTTGTTGTGGCTGACTTATCGCAGATAGAGCTGCGCATCATGTGGCATCAGTCACAGGACCCAGTGGGCCTCGCGATCATGGAGAAAGGAGGCGACAGTCACCGTGAAACCGCAGCAGAAATTTTCCGAAAGAGCCCTGAGGAAATATCTGGGGAAGAAAGGTTCCAAGCAAAGTTCATCAACTTTGGGCTTCCGTACGGAAGAGGACCTGAAAGCATGGCTGAGCAACACACTAGCATCACTCTTCGAGACGCCCAGGATATCTTTGACAGACACCATCATCGATTCTCACGTCTCTGGGAGTGGATGGCGATCAACAATATATTTTCTGCCAAGAACAAGTACATTGCTAACCCCTTCGGGCGCCGTAGGTATTTCATTGAACAAAGTGACTCTGAGCGGGAGCGTCAGACACAGAACATGATCCCCCAGAGCACGGCACACGACCTCCTCATGCAAATCCACGTCGACATCCACGACGACCCACGTCTGCGCGGCAAGGTGTTCCCCGTCTTCGACCACCATGACGCCATGGGAATGGAAGTGCCCGAGGAGGGCCTGGAAGAGCACGTGGCCATCATCCGTCAGCACTTCGAGAAGGAACGCCTTCCAGGCCTGCGGACGCCAACAGACGTCAAGGTCCTCCAGAACTGGGGGGAGGCAAAGAGATAATGACAAGTGAAGAGACTGACCATGCGAGGCTTGCGGCCCTCATTGATGGGGAGGGTACGGTGTCTGCCACCATCAGAGGCTCACAAAACCTGCCAATGCCCTACATCGTTGTGTCCAATACGGATGAACGCCTCATCAACTGGATAGTTGAGCGATATCCAGGAAGCAAGGCGGGCCCATACAAGAATCAATCTCCCAGGTCGAAACCAATAATGCAGTGGCGACTCTACTCAGCGCAAGACATCCCCATCGTTGGTAGAGCAGTACACCAGTACCTAGTCATCAAGAAGTACCAACTAGACCTGGTCATAGAGATGTGCTCCATGATCAAACCCAGAGGAGTCAAGGGATCGCTCGACCAAGAACACCAGGCGAAACTGATCACGCTTGGAGGCATTCTTCAAGCAATAAACCGAGGCAACAGAGGGAGGCCAGAAAGGTGGGCATGAAATGTTCATTCGAGATACCGACTGCGCACGTAAAAGAGTTGCGCGAGCATATGGAATATGACTTCACTCTTGCTCACATGTGGTTGTCAAGTGAGGCTTACCGAACGGCCTACGGGCCTGGAAGTGTCATGGACAACGGCATGTTCGAGCTTGGAGAGCCTCTCGAGATTGGCCAGCTCACACGCGCTGTTCGTCTCGCCCGCCCTACTGTTGTTATCGCACCTGACTTCATGGGAGATGCTGACCGTACGCGCGACGCTTGGCGCCTTGCTTCCGCAAGATTCGACTGCGAAGTCGCCGGCGTCCTCCAAGGCAAGAACGTCCAGGAAATGGTTGACCTCTACAGATGGTACCGCGACCAAGCCTGCGAGATCATCTGCTTCCCCTTCCGCACTCCCCGCGTGGAGATTCTCAAGGCCATCGCCGCTCGGGGCTGGTTTGACGGGGACAACACCTGGTACCACTTCCTCGGACTGAACAGCATGGAGGAACTTGAGATCCTCAAGTCCTTCCGCCTGCAGAACAGTAGTGTGGACACCAGCAAGCCGATCAAGGCTGCCATATACCATGCGGACCTTCACGCCCACCTCCGCGGGCACGGACGCATTGATATGGAAGCAGTCTACGACACAGAGACTGTGGAGCGGATGCGGTTCAACATGGATCGCTTCCGAGAGATCGCGCAGAATGACTGACACAGACCTCCCTCACGAACCCTTCATGGACATCGCACCAAGGAAAGGATTCCTGCATGCGTACCTCCAATACACGAACTGGAGCGAAGCGCCCGCCGCCTTTCACTTCTTCACAGGGGCGGCAGTACTGGGAGCTACACTGTCTCGTCGAGCGTGGTTCCAGAAAGGGTACTACAAGGTCTTCCCCAACCATCAGGTCATTCTGGTTGCTCCCACTGGGAAGTGTCGCAAGACGTCGGCGCTCAACCTGGGACTTGGTCTCCTACGTGAACTTGATGAGTGCAATGTCCTGGCAGATAAGATCACACCCGAAGCCCTCGCGTCTGAACTATCTAGTCTTACAGTTGGTGACAAACAGCTTCTGGCAGCCAAGCCAGCGGAAGGTGTTATCTATGCTCCAGAGCTTGCAGTCTTCCTTGGCAAACAGAAATACAATGAGGGCCTCATCACCCTCCTCACGGCGCTCTTCGACAACCCAGACAAGTGGGAGATCAGTACGAAGGGCGCGGGGAAGACGGAGCTCCACAACGTCTGTCTCACTTTCCTTGGTGCCTCCACTCCAGACTGGCTCATCACAGCCATCCCCCAGGACGCCTTCGGCGGAGGATTCATGAGCCGTCTGCTCTTCGTCGTGCAGGAGGACACTCCTCGCTGCTTCCCCATACCGGACGTTCGCGACAAGCCTCAGAACCTCACTGACTGGCTGCGCGCCCTCCGCAAGCAAGAGATCGGGGAGATGCACTTCAAGACTCCTCAGGACAAGCTGTGGTATCAGATGTGGTATACGGCGAGCAAGAAGAACGTGCCTGAGGATGAGAAGATGGCCGGCTACCACGAGCGCAAGCCCGACCACCTTCTGCGCCTCGCCATGGTCATTGCCGTCAGTGAGGAACGCATACGCATCACTACGGAAGACATGGTCACGGCGAACAAGCTCCTGGGCTTCCTTGAGGAGAGTATGCTGAAGAACTTCAAGTGGCTTGGGAGTCGGCCAATTGGTGTGGACCAGAGCAGGATCCTCCAGATCCTTCGCGCACACGGTGGACAGATGAGGAGCGGAGACCTACTGCGCAGGCTTGTGTTCTACATGAACGGCATGCAGTACAGGCAGGCGATCGAAACCCTCCTACACGCCCGCCTCATAGGTGAGCGCCCCGACCTTAAGGACGGACAGCACACCTACTACCTCACTGAACCTCCTCAGGAGGAACGTGGTCGTGGTGCTCTTCGTCCATGAGTACACGGCTGCGGGGCGGTAGGACTATTTGATCACCGCCCCAAGCCAGCCAAACACGATGAAGAGCGCAAAGATCACCAAGAGCGCGACAAGAAGAACAACTGCCACATGCCTGAACGCCTCGTCGATCTGCGGGAGCGACTTGATCACCCATACAATGACCCCCACGACTAGGATGGCCAGGACGACCTGTAGGAGAGGATGAAGGTTTGTGAATGCCATAGGGCGGTCTCCTTTCAGTCCAGATCCGGACACCAGTGTTTGACCGCCGCCTTGTTGTTCAGCCACGCTTCGCGCAGCACCCGGCGCTCACTGAAGTCGTACATGGAAATGCAGATCGCGGTGACCATCCGGCGCTCAATGCGGTCGTGCTGTCGAGACTGCTCACGGTAGCCGTAGAAGAATAAGGCGCCAAGTGCGATGGTCAGGATCAGGGAGATCGAGACCCCTCCCTTGGCCAGGAGCTCAGTGTTGCGATACCGGATGCCAAGCTCCTCGATGCTGGGCCCCTTGTAGGACCGAGCCTCGTAGCCCTCGTCACGACGCCTCTCCTCCTCATGGTGTGTAGCCATACTCTTGCATGGTCCCCTGAATGGTGTCCGACGTACGCCGCCTCTGGATTGCAGTCATGCTTGCGCCCCGAGCCCAGTTCGCCAGGTCCTCTCCTGTGATCGCCGTGCTTGGTCCGTAGCCTCCCCAGCGCTTATTGAACCTCTCGACGCCGGACACATCGCCCTTCGTGACGGCGGCGCTGATGGCATTCTCGCGCTCCTGCCTCATGAGGATGCCATTCTCAATATCCTTCCGCACGATCATGCGCTCCTGGAAGGTGCGCCCAGCCTCGAAGCCGAAGAGGCGTGTGTACTCTCCCCACGGCGTGACCTCGTACATCTTCTTCCCATAGGCGTTCACACTGTGGCCGCGCTCGAGGTTCTGGTAGACCTCCATGCTCTTCTTGCCGAACCTGTAGCCTGGTATACCAATCATGTGAATGAAGTTCTTCCACATCTGGTCCCAGTCTCTCTGTGAGATGGGATCCCTACCAAGGATCATGTTGTACATGGTCATGAGGGGCTGAAGGGTTGGCGTGGCCGCCTTGGGGAGGATGCTGTTGGGACTGAAGGCATTCTCAAGATTCACGCCAATGGCGACGGCCGCCGTAGGCCCTGCCAGGTACATACCAGTGAGGAGGCTGTACCGGATGGAGCGAGTGAAGTTCTCGAGCTTGCTGTCTCCCGTAAATGTGGCGTATAGGCTCCTCGCAATGCCATTCGACAGGAACTGAAACTGCTTCGTGGGGTAGGACCAGAAGAGTGTTGAGGCCTTCATCAGAGGGCCCTGCATGTACGGGCTTTGCATGACAGGCTGATAGCCAAACTGTGTGCGTGCGACAACACCCAAGGCGTGCTGCATGGCGGGGGAGAGGTGGAGGCTGGGAATGACGCGGCTCTGTCTTGCAAAGCCCATGTACATGGCTGTCTGTGCGTCCAGACCCATAGCGAGGGCTTCATCTAGGCCAGCATTGAATGCCACACCTCTGTTGATGAACTCCGCGATGTGCATGGGGCTCATGGCGAGCTCTTGCACCTTGCTCTGGAAAGCGAGAAACCTGTCCCTCGGCAGGCCCCACATCTTAGCCAGCTCATCTCCAGTCTTGTGCATGGTGTGCCAGGCCATCTCCTCAAGAATACCGACACCGCCTGGCACCTGACTGACAAGGGCTTGCCTGTCGCTGGACATCATGCGCGCCATCATGCCCCTCGTCACCCTTCCTGTCTCTGCCCAGGTGTTGAGGTTCTGGAAGAGGTTGAGAGTGCCGCTATCCAGCGCAGCGCCAAGGGTGCTGGCGTACACATTCCGGCCAGCTGCCTTGGCCAGATTCCCGAGCCAGTCAGGGTTGGTGAGAGACACTGCAAGCTTCTCTTCCACCTGCTCAATGAGGCCGTCCACGGCTTCGCTGATGCCACTGCGCTCGGCACCTCCACGGGCATGCGTCCACCAGTTCTGCAGGTAGGCGCGTGTGGTGAACTTCGTGACTGGGCCATACGAGCCGCCAGGCAGGCTTTCCCACAGAGGCCTCCACTTCGCCTCCCACGGTTTGGTGTACAGTTTGTCCAAGATGACTGGCAATACGCCCCTGAACGTGGCATTCCAGTCTTCAATGAGAGGCATGCCGCCCGTCATTGAAAACTTGGACCAGGCGTCCTCTGGCACCATATCACGAATGAACTGTGGAAGCTGCTCGTACTTAGCCTTGTCGTACCAGGGGATGAGTTCCTTGTCCAGGATGCGCTTCACACTCTTCGGAAGGTCCTTATACTGCTCGTGCTTGTCCATAGCACGCTTGACCATCTCGAAGGTATTGGGGTTGTGTCCAAGCTTTTCCTTGAAGTCCGGCGGCACAGCTGCCCAATTGTCAAAGCTGGTGAGGACGGCACGCCAGCCCTTGTAGTTTGCCTCGTGGTCGATGAGTCCGGTCAGGTACCTGGCCCAGTCACTGCCCACACCGAGGCGTGTGCCCACGTCTTCCGTGAACGCCTTGGCTGCCTCATAGCCTGCCCTGCCATCCTCAGAGAGCTTGTCAACAGCCTTCCTGCCTCGCATGGCAAGCCAGATGTCGCGCCTGTCGCCGGGCGACAAGTTCCCCCACCACTTGTTGTAGTAGTCGATCCACTTGCGGAGCTCAAAGCCCTTAGGCAGGGCGTGGTTCATGAGGGCGTCCATGGTGATGGTGCGGATGCCTGCATTGCTGCTGAACTGTGGCATGGAGAGGTAGTCAGCAGGGTTCTTGAAGGCTGTTCGACCTCGGATAGCGGACATCTCATTCCTGAACCAAGGCTCGAGGTGGGGATGCTCGCCGAAGAGACGGGTCATGGTGGTCAGGTACTCAGTCGTCTTCGCTGGACCGTAGCCTCTGTTTGCAGCGACAGCAAGGAGCATGTTGTCCGTGGTGAGCGAGGCTCCCGCCCCACCACTGATCTCGGGCATGCCAGGGTTCTCAGGAGGGCCTGCCTCGGGAATCAGCTCACTTGATGGGTGAGGGACGTCGGTCTCCTTCGGCTCTGGCGTCAGCTCGTCACCTGCAAAGCGGTTGATCTCCTTGCGGTCCGCGTCAGTGAGGGGCTTGCCGTCGAGCGCCTTGTCGATGGCGGACGCCTTCGCCTTGTCAGGGTTCTTCATGAGGAACTGTGTAGCTTCCTTCAGACTGGCCGTCTGGTGCACCTGGCCATCAGGCATTGTGAGCCTGATCAGTAGGTCACCCTTAGTGTTCACCTCTGTCCGCACGCCCTTGGCATCCGCTAGGAGCTTCACACTCGACAGGCTGTAGGCGGGAGCAGGAGGGGGAGGCGGAGCCTCAGGCGCACCACGCACTGCAAGGCCTTCCTGAATGGCCTGCGCCTCACTGATCTGAGGAGGTCTGGCGGTAGTCTCTTCTACCTCTGCCTTCCTTGCACGTGTGCGCGTGGGCTTCGGTGCAGCAGGAGTGGCAGGCGCAATCTCCACCCTATAGATCTCGGGTGTGGGATGCTGGCCGACTGCCTCCTTGATCATGTTGGTCATCTCTTCTGCTTCAGCAAAGCTGGCGGTCTCGTATTGGTTGGCCAGGCGTCCACTCTTATAGACGTTCACAAGTGTCTTGGCTGGGGGCGCCTGCGTGCTGACTGTCTCGCCCCTCAGGTTGACACGTATCTCCAAGCCCTCCTGACCCTTCATTTGCTCACGAAGTCTGTTGGCGTACTCCTGGGCCTGAAGGATGTCCTCAAACTCATGGTGACCGGTAGGCTGCCCACCTCTCGTGACCTCCACTGTGGCAGGCTGACGGACGATGACAGCAGGCTCCGCCCCAGCCTTCACGACAGTCTGCACGACTCCCTTCGGAGGCTTCTCTAGCGCGGGAGGAGGAGCAGGCACCTCAGTCTGCACCATCGGACTCGGACTTGGCGTGGCACGCTCAAGACCCAGACTGCGCGCTGTCTTGTCGGACAACCTGTGGTTGGCGCGGAGCTCTGCCACAGCTTGCGCTGCCACCTTGTGCAGGGGCCCGCCCTCAATGGCGATCTTCTCAAACGAATGAATCGCGCGCTGGACGTGCGGGGGGAGGTTGACGTCTCCACGGTACGCCATGGCGCCCACACTGCTCTCCTGCCGGGCGAGGCGCTCCTTGGTGATCCTATTCTGGATCTCACCAAGGCGGGCGTACTCAGCGGAGCCTGTGAGACCCTTGGACTCCATCAGGTTCATCTTCCTGGTGATGTCCACAGCCGCCGCAGACAGCTCGTCAGGCGTCATATCCTTCATGCGGACAGTGCCAAGCTTGCGCATCTCACCAGACAGCTCTTTCACAACCTTCTGTCCAACCGTGCCCTCCGCCCTCTCAGCGACCGCCTTGCTCTCCTCTATAGCCCTCTTCGCATTGAGGATCTCTTGAGTGAGGGTGGTGCGGAACTCAGCGTCCTGGTTCGAACGCCTGGCAACCTCAGCGACAACCTCAGGCCTGTGGATCTCACCTCTGGCGACACTCTTGACATAGGCGTCGAGGAGGGTCTCATTAGACCACAGGTTAGGCGCATAGGCGCCCTTGTGCTCGACGACCTTCTCCTGCTTCACGAGCTCCTCGACAGGCTTGGCCTCGGTTGCCTCCTGCCGTACAGCAGTGGCTGCCATCTGTTGCTGCCCCGCCTGAACCGAGCGCTCAGCCGAGGCAATCTCGGACACCTTCTGCGCCCGCGCAACCTTCTTGAAGAGCGATGTGGCCGCAGCTGTGGCAGGTGTGAAGCCAGCCGCGAACTCCACGCCAGCGCCAAGGGCCCTACCACCCTCCCTCACCCACTCCTCACGCCTCTGTTCCTCAGGCATTGCGAGGAGTGCCTGACTGCGCATGGCAATGACGTTGGCCATGGGAGAGAGGTCCCCACGCTCAGTGGCGCGCACGGCTTCCCGTATGCCCTCCTCAGAGAGGTCCTGACGCCTGGCAAGAGGCTCACCGATGTACTGACTGGCAATCTCTCCTGCCATGACGGAGGGCACAGCCATCTCTGCTGCACCCATCGCTGCGCCCTTCGTGCGCGCCCAATAGCCTGCTGGACCTGGCGTGAAAGCCTTCACCACCTCGCCCGCGCCAGCATGAAAGCGCTCCTTCGTACGACTCCAAGGGGTGGAGGGTGTGGGAGCGGGGACAGTCTTCAGGAAGGTCTCGATCTCGTCGTCCTCGTACCCCTGCTCCTTGAGGCCTCCGACGTACTGGTCAATGCGGGCGCGGATGGCGTCTTCGCCGATACCTTTGCCCCGCGCCTTGACGATCTCGTCCCGGAAGACGGGGTATTCCTGCTCGAGGGCCACGAGCTAGAACCCCAAGGACGGCTTGCCGCCAGGTGCCACAAGCGGTGGCCTATACTGCCTGAGTACCTGCTTCTCCTGCTCGCGGAGGGCTGCCTTGCCCTCCTCGTCTGGGGTGTGGTCGATGGCGGTCCTGAAGAGGCCCTGAACGTGAGTCAGGTACCTGCGACGGACCTCATTCCTGCCTTCCTCATTGAACTGCTTGCCCATCTCAATGCCAAAGTTCTGGTTGGTCTTGTTGAGATCGGCTTGAAGGGTCTCTCGCACCTTCCTGCCTGCCTCTGCCTTCTTGCGCGCTTCTTCAGAGACCTCGACGCCAACCTTTGGCTTCTCAACCTCTTCAAGTTTCCTCCTGCCGAGAGTCGTCATCTCAACTAGGTGGTTGATGCGTGCCTGCGCGAGCGCGAGCTGTTCACCAAGAAGCTGAACCTTCTCAGGACTGCCTTCGGCTTGCTTGATCTTGGCCTCGAAAGCTCGTCTAGCAGGCTCTCCACCCTTTCCTTGTGCGTACAAGAGGGCAAGGCGGTCGAGTGCGGAGCCTGGCTCCTTCGGGTCTCCCATCATGTATTGGAAGAGGATCTCATTATGATCTGGTGTCCTTTCTGCCTCAGGAATGGAGAGCATGCGTTCCATCTCTCGTTCGCGAGGAGATACACCCCGCTTCTCGGAAAGGAGTTGAGCGATCATCTCCAGCCGGCTGGGCTGCCTCATCGGACCACCAGCCCCCATAGGAGGCGTGCGCCTCGCCTCTCCCACAGAGGTGGGTGGCTGACCCCCTTCCATTGCGCCTCTCAAAGGTGTCTCGAAGCTCTGAGGCGTGTACATCTCACGCATCAGACCTCCCTGCAGGCTCTCGGGAGGCAGGTTCCAGTATCGTGAGATCTCGTAGGCCATCTTCCTGTCGAGGGGGTCCTGAAGAGGGCCACTGGCACCCATCAGAGGAGCAGCTCCCACAGGATCCCCTGCACCGAGGAGTGCGACACCTTGCTGGAGGCGGTTGTGCTGAGCGCGAAGGTCCATCTCTTGCTGAGCGAGTGCCAGACGCTTGGCGAGGGCAGCGACGTCTACGCCTGCCTGCGATGCAGCTCCTGCACCTGTGAGGCCGAACGGACTGAAAGCCATTACGCGAGGAGGCCTCCTCTACCCCCCAGCATCTGCATCAGGGCCAGCATGTCCACAGGAGTCCTGGCTGCCTGAGCGCTTGCCTGCATGGCTGGTCCGATGCCTTGCGTGCGCATCTGGTTCCCACGCATGAGCGCCTCCACCATGGCATTGATGTTCTGCCCCCGCTGCCCCGTGACAGCCTGTCCGATGGCTGACGCGATGCCTCTGTTCGTGCCCGCCACAAGGCGTCCACGTGCCTCAGGCAGAGCACTGGTGAACGGCACACCCCGTCCAATGCTCTGCTCGTTGAGGGCGTTGGCTCTGATGCGCTCCTGGTTCAGAGTCTCCTGGATGTCAGGTCCCAGCAGCTGTGTCATCTGGGCGGCAAGGGTGGGGATGTCGATGGGCTGACTCCCCAGCCGGGAGGTCATGGCCCGCTCTTCCATCGTGGGCTCAAACTGCCTCCGCACTCCTTGTGCAGCCCTGTTGCCTAGGATGGCACCGCCGCCAATGGCTGCCGCTGGGAGAGCGAAAGACAGGAACTTGGGATTGGACAGGATGTCTCCTGCCATCCGCCCTACGTTCCCAGCACTGCTGAGGAAGGAGCTCAGGTAGTCAGTGCCTGGCTCCGAGATAAGCTCAGAAGGGAAGGACTGCGCAACGGGTGCAGCCGCCTCAGCAGCCTCGCCCGCGCCACCCCACGCGTCGGCGTAGTCGAAAAAGTCAAACAGGCCCACAGCGCATCACCTCCCAAGCCAGCGACAGATGGGAACGGCAACTCTCATCAGGAGCCAGCGGCGCCTGCCAAGGAGTTCATTCTTCCAACGCCTGGCCAGTGGCCACATAAGCCAGGCAGCGAATGGATGTCGAAGAAGCCAGAGTGAGAACCCTAGTGCCCACCTCTGGTAGCCACGCATGACGTCCGCAGGCATGTTGCGCCCTACCACTGAGCAGCGCATCCACTCCTTGCCTTCCAGGTAGCCAAGTGTGTTGTAGGCTGTGCAGATGTACGTGCCTCCGTCTCCAGCTGCGCCCGCTCCCGCTCCACCGTCGGAGGCCTCGCCTTCTCCGATTGGTCCCGCAGGTATGCCTGACTCTGTTCCCTGTGCAGCAGCCTCAGCAGTGGCGGCCGCCGCAGGCCCTACCTCTCCTGTGAAGCCAGCCACCGTGCCTGAGGGAGGAGCCTCTCCAAAGCCTAGGCTACCAGTCAAGCCTCCCACTGTGCCAACACCTGTTTGCCCTCCCGACGGTGCGCCAGGCACCCCCTCTCCAGGCGCTGCCTCGCCACTCACTGTTGGAGGCGGTACGTTGGTCTCAATGAAGCGTGCTGTCTCTTGAGCCATGCGTGCGCCCTGTGTGGTCTCTGCCTTGGCTCGGGTGGACAGCTGACGAAGAGCCTGTTGCATGACTGTCAATGGAAAGCCTACTGGACCAGGAATGGCAGGGATGGCGAGGCCAGCCATACGGCCTGCCAAGGTGGTGAGGTTGGTCAGCGTCCTGCCCCTCCCCATCATGGTGTTGAACGCATCAGCAAAAGCGATGTCCGCCTGATTAGGTGCCACAGCCTGACTGAAGGCCTGTGTGGGATCCTGGCCGCGAAGGGCCGCGTTCGCCACAGCTTGTGTCAGGCTCTGTGCTGTGACAGGCCCTGGGCCGCCAGTGACGGCGGTGGCCTCTGCACTCCCAGGCGCCTCACCAAAGGGAGCCGAAGACTGTGTCTCGCCAGCCATCATGCTTGCAGCTCCCAGGAGGTCCGCGCCCGACAGGCCCCCAAACGTAAGACCCGTCGCCCCGCCCTCGGTGCCGAAGCCCAGGGCACCCTCACCACTCAGTATGCGAGGCAAGGAGGTGGAGAAGGCGTTCTTCTTCGTCGGGTCCTTTGTCGAGATGCTTGCCAGGGCCATGTCGTCGATGACGGCTGGATCGAGGTTCTTGAATGGCATCTCACTCCACCGCGAGGAGTGTGACCGCGACTGTCGCCACGTCACACTTCAGGTGCAAGTTCACCTCATCAAAGGCAGCACTCTTGTAGACCGTGGCTGCCTTGTCCAGTGAGAGGACCACGAAACCGGACGGTGCCTTCCCCAGCCCGTGCGGCACATCGTCCTGTGTGTTCGGCGTGGCGTTCGAGGTGTAGGTCACACGCTTGCCAACCACACCCTCTGCGTGCAAGGCCTCAAAGGCAGATATCAGCTTCCTCCAGGCGTCACTGAGAGTATGAGGCACAGTGGTCACCAGGCGAGCGTGACTCATGGCTTCCAAGGCCTTCCCGTATGCGTGCCCATGAGACACATGCTGTGCAGGCGTGTCCACGAGTACTGCCCCATGTCTTCCAGGCGGATGAAGAACTGCTCTCCCTCCACACCTGAGCCATCCACCTTCACGGTGAAGTGGTCACCTTGAAAGGCCACAGGCGTCGGCAAGGCTGTCCACGTGCTCTTGTGTGTGGGACGGACCTTGACATTCATTGAGCTGCCCGACGCAAGCTTGCCTCTGAACCGTACTTCCGTCAACACCTTTCCAATGTGCGCCACCATGATGGGGTCCTTGGGGAAAGGTCCGAACTCCACATGCGCGTGAACGGCCTCGCCATCATCGTCCGTCAAGAGCTCTTGCTCATGGACGCCGCCGGAATAGTCTCCCGACACAATGACGGGGAAGGCACCGGACAAAGCTGGATCGCCAAGCTCGCCTGGCACCCTCTGAAGCTCAACAGGCAGGTCTGCCAGGGTCATAGGTGTCCTCCGTAGGAACTGCCCCCACACACTGACAGGCTGACTGCGCTTGTACAGCTGTCCTTGGCTGATGAGCTGCGCCTCATTGGTGCCGAAGTGAAAGGCCCACACCGTATCGTTGTCAGAGGCGCCTGATCCAGGAATGGCAAGCAGGTAGCGCTGAAGACGAAGGTCCCAGCTACCCACAACGGCCTCTCTCACATCCGCTGCCACTGCCGCGATGTCAAAGCCAGTCTGTCCTGAGATGAGAATGGAACGCTGTCCGTCGAACAGGCGCACACCATCGTACGCCAAGTACAGCACGCCGCGTGGTGTGACGACGGGGCTGTTCGGGAACAGCGTCCCAGGCACCTCAGGGAAGTCCTGCATGCGGAAGGGGAAGAGCTCGTCGCCAGTATGCTGCATGGCGCCTATGCGGAACTCCTTGAACAGCACGAGAGCGTCGTTGAACTCTACAGCCTGCACTACGTGTCCGCCCCCGTCACTGTACTCGAGGTTGCCAGCTCCATTCGCACTGTTCCAGTCGTCGTATGTGCCACTGTTGGCTGGCGCAGCATACCACACCCTCTGCCCTTCCCTCACACCACTCTCCGTGACGTCGATCAGGATGGTGCGCACCTTGAAAAACCGCACGATCTTGGCGTGCGTCACGTTTATGGGGAGGATGAGGTCTGCCACAGTGAAGGTGTCTGCGTTCATGTCCTTCGGAGCGTCCACGCCGTCCGTCCACAGGACGCGGTTGTGCGTGGGAATGGTCACAGAGGCATACGAGATCAAATCGCGCTTCAGCCCTGAGAGGCCCGTCAGCGTCTGGGTGAAGTTGTTTAGGTCCGTCGTGCGGAACACTCTGTCCGTCGTGTGCATGAGGAGGAAGTCATCCTCATTCGCCTTGGCGAAGTGGTAGTGCATGCCGCGCACAGCTCCGCCGCCAGGGAGGCTTGCACGCCTCAGGCGCCCAGGAGTCTTGCGCAGTTCACGCCTGGTCTCAAAAAACCAGTCCAGGTCTTGCGTGGAGCCCTTCGGGCTGATCTCCGCTGGGAAGTGAGTGACAATGCCGTCCGTGAGGGGGCAGATATCCTCATACCACTCCTGCCTGCCCTGTATGAGTGGCATTTAGGGGAACACCGCCCTTTGCCTGACAAGCACGACGACACACAGGTCCGCCCCAGCCACACCAGAGCCTACCTGATCCACATCCACACTCAGGATGTCCAGGCTTGCCAGCACAGTGACGTCGGGGACCATGATGGCACTGGTCTTCGCGCCGGCAGCGATGGACGGCCGGTTCCCTTGCGTGGTGAAGATTGTCGTGCCGTTCTTGTTGACATCCACGAGCAAGGCCTGTCCTGTGGGTGCAGTCTTCACGCGCGTGGTCACGCTCACGATTGTGGGAAGGGCGCCGGCGTCGAAGACCACAGGGAACTCGTGAGCCTTGTTGGCACCCACAGTCAGCGTGCCACTCGCGAGGAAGGTGACAGGGTACACGACATACCCAGCGGCCACACTTCCAAAGCTCCCAGCCAGCTTGGTGCCGAGGTTCGCAACTTGAGTGGAGCCTGAGTAGTTTGCGTCAAGTGGCATCAGGCATCCCTCCCTCGAGAGTCCAGCCAACCAAGAGTGCAGAGCCAGAGGTGTTGCGTAGCTATGCCGCCTCTCAGGCGCACTTGTGCTGAGGTGTTCGTCCGCACCCGTAGTGTGGACCATCCAGCAGGCGTGGCGTCCACAGTCCTGTGGGTCAGAAGAGGTGCGGCAGTCAAGGAGGGTGCCACGTCATTCACGTCAGGGGACGAGATGATGCCAAGGCCGGCCGCCGCGTTCCCCTGCCAGACACTCGTCAGGATCGCAAACACCTTGACACCCGAGGGAACCTTAACAGCCTGCAGGGCAGCCGTTGCGTTGACTGTCAAATTCGTGGCGTCGAGGGTGGGCGCGGCCCAAAGGAACTCATCGCTCTCCTGGGAGAAAGCCAACAGATTACTGCTGCCATCTGTCCTGACGGACCCCAGGCGTCTCTTGAGCGTGAAGCCTGAGGGCATGGTGGGCGTCATGGACGTGCTCAGCAGGACATCCACCACGTCTGTGGAGGGGTTCTTGATGGCGTACACGTGGTAGAAGGTGTCCGCGGCCTTCGCGCCTGTGTCCAGGCCTCCCAGGTTTGTGCCCTGAGACCACACGGCATCCAATTGCTTGGTAAGCGTACCCGCCAGCAGAATGTCCTCCATGTTGTCATCTGAGCGGCAGGCACCACTCGCCACGTCCACATCGTTGTTCGGATCCCCCACATTGTTCGCAAGTTTGTAGCCCGCAATATATCCGCGAGGGGAGGAGACCTCCTTGAACGTGCTGTCTCCAGCCAGGAAGGTAGTGGCGGAGGCGCCTGAGCCGAGCCGTGCGGGAGGTACTGTACCACTGCTGAACACGTTCGACGCATTGAGCTGCCCACCCTCTGGGTTGCTCTCATGCGTATGCACGCCCACCACAGCAGTGACAGGCTGGAAGCTGTCCTTGTCGGCCACTTGCACGTCCGTCAGGGTGTAGGTGGTGAAGCCTGCTCCAGACACCTCGATGTCGTAGTCACCATCCACAGTCTTGAAAGCCGTACGCCCCGCCAGGTCCGCAGTCAGGGGATTGCTGAGAGGCGTGACCTCGTCATCCGCAAAGAGCCCGGCGAGCGTGAGGGTGCCAGCCAGCAACACCTTGACAGACGCAGAGGCTCTCGCCTGGCCTGTCACAGGGTCAAACGCAACTACATGACGTTTCTGCATCAGGCTGCAATCAGGAGCGGATCTTCTGCATCAGTGCCCACAGCCACCTGACAATTCTGGACGAACGCAGGGACTGGATGGACTGCCAGAGAAAGGACACTCTCCTCGATTTCGACATCGCAGATCTCACTCACGAGTTGTACCTCTTGACGAACGGGTTGTTGATGGGGTCGTTCAGAAGGATGTCTGCACTCTCAGCGAACTTCCCAAGGCGCTTGTCGCCATCCTTCCTGCTCTCACTCTCCTTCCAAAAGGTCTCCACTCCCTGCTCGTAGATGTTGAACCACACCTGACTGTTCTTGGTGTCCTCGACACTCAGGTACAGAAACCCAACAAGGCCGTACACCAGGAGCATGTGCTTGTCCTCGTCAAGCCAATCAGGCACATCACTGTTGACGAGCAACTTACCTGGCCTGAGAAGGCCGAGCATACGTATGTTGTAGTCCTCGTCCACAGGCCTGTCGAACCACACCTGCTTGTTGACGTAGGTGTAGAAGTCTGGGAAGCCCCTCGTGATGAGCAGAGGGTCGGGGAAGAGCCTGAGGAACTCCCCGTAGTCTTTGAACGTCAGTTTCTTCGTCGTACCAAGCTCTCCTGTGTGAAGGATAAGCACGGCGACATCCTGAAGGGTCTTGGGCATCTGCAACACGTACGTGTCCGTCAGGATCTGCGTGGTGACAAGCTGCTCCTTGAAGAACCAATCCTTGCGTCCGACAAAGTCTGGCACCACGCTCTCGTTCAGAATGATCCTGAGGAAGTCCTCCTGCGACATCAACTGCCCACTGGCAAGACGGTCATTGGAGAACTTACGAGCGAGCAGTATGATGTCGCCGAGGTTCACGCTAGTACCCTGGCTTCTTGGGCTTGGGCTTGAACGGCAGCGGTGGCTTCTTCGGCTTCCCCATAGTCACTTCTTTCCCAGGGCACTCCAGCGGACCGCGCCGGTCGCCACTGTTCCTGAGTCTGGTACAGCGATCAGAGCCCCATCAGCCACGGCGTCGTAGTCCGAGTGGTAGGACAACGCCTTCCCTGCACTGTACTCGTGTATGAAGCCGGCCTTCGGCTCGATGTTGATGCTGAGGATCTCCTTCCCCACCACAGGCGCGAAGTCGTCGCCCGCAGCGGTGTGTGTGCCGGTGAACGTGAGCGTCCCACTCCTGCTGACCAGATGCCGACTGATCCGACGGATGGGCGTGGTGTAGACGATCGTGGTGGCACCCATGCCACTTGCCTCCTACTTCTTCGGAGGAGTCTTGCTCATCGGCAGAGGACTCCCCTCGATGGTCTTGGCTGACTTCGGAGCGGTCTTGGAAAGGTGTTCGTTCTTCTTGCTCACACGCGCCTCCCTAGATGCTCAGGTTGAGGTTGATGAAGGCCTTCCGGCGCACTGTGTCTGACGAAATGGCCAGCACGTTGGCACCGATGATCTCACCGTTGTCCGCGTTGTCCGCTGCCACCACTACCAGCCCAGCACCTGCCTTCACTGCTGCGCCAGCTGCCAGGGCAGTGCCGGCAGCCACGCAGTTGACGTTCGTGTGCAGCCCGCGGAACTGCACCCATCCATACTCACCGTTGGCGATGGTGGCCATCAGCACACCAGCCACCTCCTGACTCACCATGGCGTCCGCGGAGGCCACCAGGTGGAAGGGTCTGTGGATCTCGAACGTGTCTGACGTTGTCACGGCCGCTGTCAGGTTGCGGTCGAGCGTCAGCACCGTCGTGGTGTTGCCAATGATGCGTGCGAACTCGCCTTCTGGCGCTGCACCCGCACCACCCGCATCGTCGAGCACTCGAACGTAGTAGCCGACGACGGCTCCCTGCGTCCACGTGCCTGAGCCGCGGATGATCTGGTTGAGGGCCGTGTTGGCGGCTGCCGTGATGGCAGACTCGCTGATGGACTCGAAGCCCGCTACACTGTCGGCTGCCAAAGAGCCGCCAGAGGCGTTCTTCATCCACCGGTACCACCGCTCCCCTAGGATCGGGTCGGTCTCCAGACGGATCTGACCCAGCCCCTCGAGGTCCTTCGTGTTGACGTCAGTGAGTGCTGTGCCCCATACAGACTTGACTCGTCCCATGCCTGGGTCTCCCTCAGGGTTGAGAGCTATTCGCTCTTATGCGATGCCCGTCGTGACACCCTGCCGACGGCGCTGGGTGGTCACGAGATTCGCTGCCAGAACAACCTGTGCTACGCGGTCCAGCTGGTTCGGGATCTGCTTCCACTCGGTCATGGCGAACATGACGCGAGGGTCGTACTTCAGCTTCATGTACTTGTCATTGATGGCGTACACACGTCCGGCGCCACACAGCGCGTCCCAGAACATCGTGACGCCCTTGAACGTGAAGTTCTCGAAGCCCATGTCCGTGGCCTTCCGGTTGTCGGTGCGGTAGAACTCCAGCACCTCCGCCTCGTAGGCCTCGAAGATGTCCGCCGTGGTGAGGAGCAGGCGGGGGTAGTCGACGCCGTCAGACACGCTGCGCAACAGCTTCCGCAGGTCCGCCAGCAGGTAGACGTCCATGGCACCCAGGGAGGTGTTCTGAATGTTCCTCCACCAGGTGTGAGTGGCGTTGTTGATGCCGCCCAGGCCGTTGTCCACTGTCGGCGTGGTGGTGATATGCTTGTCGAGGCCCTCGATGTCCAGGCCTCCGTTCCCTGACCCGTCACCGAAGCACATCTGGGCCAGAGTGTCCTGCAGGTCCAAGATGCAGTTGTCCACCGCGTTCTGCACCCTGTCGATGATCTCGTACTCCGAGCTGTTCTGCTGATCGTCGACGAACAGACGCTGCACGCTGTTGGCGACGTACTTCCAGTTGTACACAGCCGTGGTCAGGGGATCCACAGGCTGGATGTTGATCGTGCCAGCACGGCCGATGGACTTCGCAGTACCCGGCTTGGCGTAGTTGAGCTGCACGCCGATGAAGCGGCCGCCGTTCTGCGTCTCCATCCGCTCGTTGCTGTACAGCCACCAGTAGAAGGGCCTGGCGCTGTAGATCTGGTCCCAGGCTCTCCCCTGCATCTCCTGCCAGGTGGAGGAGTACAGCGAGTCTAGCTGTTCTGTGATGGTTGCTGGAGCTGCCACGTGTCAGTCTCCTATCTTGCTTTGCGTCCGAAGATGTTTTCGTACGCGCGAGTCGCCGCCTCTCTGCTCGTCTTCACTGGAGCAGGTGCCTGTCTTGCGGTTGAGCGACCCGGTACGGTCCCCGTGCTGGCGACACGTCGCGGTGCTGGAGGAGGCGTCTCTTCCTTCGGCGCCACAGGTGCAGCCTGAGACTTCGCAATGGCGAGAGCCTCTGCAGGCGTGACCTTTCCTCCCTTCTCCTTGACGATGCGGACGATGTCCTCGCTGTGCTTCTCGAACCCCTCGGGGTCGCTCTCATGGAGCGACGTGAGCTGGCCCTCCAGGCGCATCCTCACGATTTCGAAGCCGAGGTCACGTCGAATGGCATCGTGCCCCTCTTTCACAGAGTCCATGACGTGGCGGGCGAGCTGAGCGGGAGTCATGCTCTCGAAGTCAGGCTCGGCGGCCTCGGTCCTCTGAACGGGGCGCTCTGACGTCTGGTCCACCATCTTGGCGACCAGTCCTGCTTGCTGGTCCATCTTCCTGCTGAGCTCGCGGTTCTGCTGCCGGAGCTCCTCTATCATGGCGTCCCTGGGGTCCGGCTGGGGCTCTGGCTCGGGCTCTGGCTCTGGAGCAGGAGGCTTCGGTGGCTCTCCCAGCAGGTTCCCACCAAGTGCTTTGAGATGCTCTTCTGGTATGCTCATGTGTCATCTCCCTCTCGCTTTTGCGAGGCCACCTGAGGTGGACTGGTGATCGGACGCCCTCTGAACAGACAGGCCCTTATATGGCGAAGGCCGAACTCCAACAAGACACGAAGCTCGCTCGGCTTGGTCATGCCCACCACAAGAATGTCATGCCTTCCGTCGGGCTTCCAATCGAGCCTTACGTAGCGCTCGACTTTCTCCCTGACGCGCAGTGCGTCTAGGGGCTTCGCTTGTTCTGTTGTAGGGGCCGTTGAGGTCTCTACGCTCGCACTCTCTGGCATATTGTTCTCGGCTCTCAATCCTGACAGGACCAGAGGGATCCAGGTCGGGATGGTCAAAGGGTTTGAACTGCGGCTGCGCCTGGAAAGACGGCTTCCAGTACGCCATGCATCCACACTTGCACTGTGTGGCCTTCGTGTCTCCAGACTGGCGAACTTCGTCGAAGACATGTCCGTGCTTGCACACGAAGTCGTACCGCACAATCATGGAATCCTCCCCTGCCTTCGGGCTGCCCTCGCCATGTTCTGAGCCATCGCCTCCACAGCAGTTTCGCCGTACGCCATGGCAGGAGTGTCTCCCATCTCCTGGTATGTGCGGAGCCAGTCGTCGAGACTGGCCTCACCTGGCTTGGCAGGGTGCTTCTTCTTGAAATGCTCGACAATCTTTCTGGCGTGCTCCTCCTTGGGAACACCGCCCATGCCCTTTTGAAAGTACGCGCTGTGCAAGCCTTCGTGCGCCATGGTGCCCTTGATGTTTGGAAAGCTAGGCGACACGTACGTGCGGAACCGCTCTCCCATCTTGGGGAACGCAAGGCCCTGCGTGGTGAATGGTAGTCCGAACCGTGCGAGGACCTCAGGAGGAATCCTACCAAGGATCATCTCAAACAGGTCTGGCAAGACCTCGAAGCGCTTCGCGAGGTTCGGGTACGTCCGCCTCAGCATCTGGGCACCTGAGCCAACGAGAGCGGCAGGTGGCGCGACAAGGCCCATCGCCTCCGCAGTCATGTTGGGTTCAGAGCCCATGATCTGCCGCACAAGCTCCTCAGCACGCGGCTCTATCCTGGGCAAGACTAGTACTCCTGTTCCTGACCAGTAGGCCGCCGAGCAGTCTCGAAGGCGCGCCGTCGCATCTGCGGCTCGAACAGCCGCCGCAGCGCAAACTGCATCACCTCATGCTGTGGTGGCTTCGTAGGCGTTGAGAAGCGTGCCCTCAAGGTGTCCAATATGCGGAGAACCAGGTCTGCCGATTCAGGAGGCAAGCTAGGCAATGGACCTTGGCCTCCGCTGACCTTGGTCAGGACCACGCTGCTGGCGTCCCTCACTAATAGCTTGCTGCTGCATGGGCATCTGTGCTGCCAGAGCCTGCATCTGCTCAATGGCCTGAAGGTTCAGGAGGCTCATGTCTGCCGTCTCAAAGGCCTCCAGGAGCTTCATGCGCAGCTTAACCTGGTCGATGAGGGGGTCGTCCCTCAGCGTCAGGTACATGGTGCGGGCCTCTTCCTGCTTGACCTGGCGGCTGAGAGGAAGGGTGCTGTCAGGTACAACATCCACAGTCATGGTGGCGTTCACTTGCTGGAGGCGCACCCAGGAGGCAGGATCCGCACCATACTGGGCCGCAGTCTCAGGAGACCACTTGTCCAGCACGTGAGAGTTGACAGCGATCAGGATCTCGTTCAGGGTGTCCGCAACCATGTCACGCCTCTCGTCGAGCCTGATCATGGTCTGCTGTTGAATGATGTTGGCCTCAGAGGCCGTCTTCTTCTGGGGACTGGTCTCCCCAAGCTGGTTGCGACTGAAGCCAATGACGGCCCTCACGTCACTCTCATTCGTGTTGGCTGTGGTGAAGAGCTCGACAGGAATGGTGGGGCTGAAAGGAGCAATGCTTGTGTTGACCTCTCCTTCCACTTCCACCACAGGACCCGTCTCCTCACTCTTGAGCTGTGCAATCGCCTCACGCGTCAGGCTGCCCTTCTTGGCAAGGATCTTCAACAGGCTTGTGCGCCTGTGGTCGTGGATCTGAGTCTTGATCTCGTTGAATTCTTTCTGGAGATCGAGGATCAGCTCAGCGTCGGACAGGCCGAGGGGCATCTCTGGCACCCAGTTGAAGTCCAACACGTAGAAGGGCCAAATACTGAAGTCCTCCTGATCGCCGACCTGGTCCTTCTCGCACATGACATGCATCTTGCCTGTGCCTTTGTCCCACACTTCCCAGAAGGTCTCCATCTGATCAGGGTTGTCAGATGCCTTGCCCTTGTCACGGAAATAGTCACCCAGAGGACTGGTGTCTTCCTTCAGCTGCGCGTGCGAGCGGTCAAAGCGCATGGCGAACCAGCCGCTGTCATCCACGTCCGACACCTGATAGTCGAAGGCGAAGTCCTTCGTATGGATGTGCGCGACGTACGGCCGCTCTGGTGCGTACCTGTCCTGTCTCTGGTAGTGGGGAATCGTGCCGGTTAGGCTAAGTCCGAACGAGGTATCACCTCCACCGAGGTAGCCTACCTTGCACACTCCCCTGCTGAAGCAGAAGGCGCTGACGATCATCTTCTTGACCGTCTGCTTCACCTTCATGAGCTTCAGGAGGCGATCGTCAACCTTCTGCAACGTGAGCTGGTCAGGACCGTACCCTGGCTGGTAGATGGTGACAGCGGCTGTTGGGTTCTTGAAGTAGAGTTGTGGAACCACTGCGCGCCCAAAGCTGAACAGGAGATTGACTGTCAGGAGACCTTGGGGAAACTTGTTCCCATACCAGTCCCTGACCTTGTTGAACTTCTCCTCCTTCTCGTGCTTGTAGAGACCTTCCCAAGCCTCGAGACGGTCAGCCCATCGTGCTGCGTCGTCAAGCACTGCGCTTCTTCTCCTTGGCAGTCGTGATGGCGAAGATCTGGGACTTCCTGTTGCCTTTGAACTTCGAGTTGCGCTTAAAGGAGCTCTGCGCCATCTCCTCCGCCATGCCTGAGATGCGCTGCTTCTGAGCTCCTGAGAGCTTCTTCTTCGGCATCAGCTTGCCTCCTTCTTGGCCCCACAGGAGCACACGTGAGGACCGTCGTGGACGTCTTCCACATAGCCGTCTTTGAGGGGTGCAACAGGCGCATACCGCGTCACCACGTGCATGCAGTGGTGGAAGGCGTGCGCCCCATCGGGCCAGTGCGTGGGGCAGGGCACGGAACCCACCTGTGCGCCTCGGATCTCAGTGCCAGGCCCCACGGGAACGACTCTCACAACACGCTGGCTCATGGGTTCACCTGCCATGGCGCGGACACAGACGCCCCCACGCCTGGAGCAGCTTGAAGGGTGAGAGTGAAGCCTCCCATGGTCTTGTTGTTGGCGCTTGGCTCGAGAAGTGCGGTCGCCGATGGCAGACCAATGACTGTGGAAACACCGCCAAAGATAACAGTGTAGTTGGTGTTCGGGTAGCGGACTGGCAGCGTGATCTCTACACTCACGTCCAGCTCGCTGATGGTCACGCTGCCTGTAAGGGTGGGCTCCCGGCCGAGGCGCGCGGTCAGCACGCTGCGCCCCGTCGTGGCCCCGCGTGCGGTGATCGCTGATCGCGCGGTCGCCACATCCTAGCCCTTGGGCGTGACGCCGGAGCGCAGGGTGCGCCCGGAGGCGGGGGTCTGGTGGATCGCCCGCGTGGTGATCTCGATGGGGGCCGTCTGCGCCGATTCGAGGGCGCTCTGGATGCCGGCGAACGTGTAGCGGTACGTGCTGAACGGCGCCAGGCCGTTGTCTACAAACGTCGTGTCGGCGACGGGCAGCTCAAAGACGACCGAGGTGTCCAGGCGACGCACGCGCGTGCCGGTGGTATCGGTGCCCGGCGTGAAGGTGATGCTCACGGTGGTGGCGCCGAGCGCGGAGACGACCACGTTGGTCGGCGGCTGCGGGGGCCCCGGCGGCACCGGATCGGTGAGGTCCAGCACATCGTCGGGGCCGTCGGCCGTCGTGGGGGCATTGACCAGCGCCATGGCGCTCGGCCCGGCGACATCGGCCTCGGGATCGGCACCCAGCGCCAGCGGCACGAAGGAGGCGAACGCGCTGGGGCGAATCAGCCACGCGCTCGCGCCGCCGAGGAAGGCGCCCTGCTCGACGGCGTCCAGGGCGGCGGCCCAGAGCGCCCGCTGGGCCGCGCGACCCGTGTAGTACTGCACTGGCGTGAGACGGTCCAGCCCGCCGATGGCCTCGCGCGTGATGCCGGCCGGGGCGACCTTGAGCGTCGTGTCCTGCCCCGCAGTGGCATCGGTATTCAGGCGGATCGTGCAGAGCGTGTCAGAGGCGAATACCGCGATGACGCGATTCCATGTGTTCAGCGTGGCCGTCCCGAGGCTCGTCGCACCCGGCGAGAAGCCAGTGGCGTTACTGCGTAGGGCCTGGACGGTGAGGTTCGCGAGCACCTTGATCGCGAGCCAGTCGTTGTTGCCCGTGTGGTTGGCCAGGGACCAGAGGAAGCCCGCGGCCGCCGCCGTCGGGTAGAATTTGATGCCGACGGTGATTGGATAGCTGCCGTCAGTGCTGAGTGCGGTGGCCCGCACGAGCTGGGTCGAGCCATTGAACACGCGAGCCAAGGGGCGCGTCCGGAGCACCGCGCTGCTGGCTGGCGAGGCATTCGGCACGGCGTCCCGAGCGACGACCGACACGGTGTAGTCAGAGAAGCGCGTCAGCCCGGTCAGGAGGGCCGGCGGGGCAGTCACCGTCGTCTCGCGGTCTGCCACGGCCGTCCCGTCATCGACCTGCACGCCCTCCGTCGCCGCCACGAGGTAGTTCACCACACCCACGTCATCGGTCGATTCCGCGAAGGTCACAGTGAGGCTGGTGCTGGTGCTCGCGGTCAACGTCGGCGTGCCCGGCGTCGAGGGCGGGTCAATGTCCGTCGATTGCGCCAACGTGGTGTCGCTGACCAGCGTGCCGTAGGCCGAGAGGTTCAGTTGCGTATCCTGCGCCCGCACCTGGCAGGTGTGCGTGGTGTCGGGGGTGAGGCCGCTTTTGGTGATCGTGCGCGTCGGCGGCAGCACCTCCTCATCGGCCGCGCCGTCGAACCGCACGAGGTAGCGCAGCAGGCTTGACTGCGTGTCGATGGACTCCGACCACGTGTAGGTGATGAAGTCCTGCCCGACCGTGCGCGGGGTGTCGATCTCCGGCACGGTCGGCGGCGTGGTATCGGCCGCCGCGTTGGTCTGGATGGACAGCGTGTTGGAGTCGCCGGAGACGTTGCCCACCGCATCGAGCGCGCGGCGTTTCAGGCTGTAGGTCGTGCTGGCGGTCAGGACCGAGTAGGTGTGGCTCGTGCCCGCCTGGTCGGGCCCGTCCTGCGCGCCATCCTTGAAAAAGCGGTAGCCCACCACCGCCACGTTATCGGTGGCGGCGGGGCCGTCCACGACGATCTGCACGTCGGTCTTCGACACCAGCGCGAGCGCCTGCGTCTCGGTCGGGGCCTGCGTGTCGGGCGGCTGCCCCCCCGCGAAGCCCTCCTGCGCGTAGCGCGTGACCTCCGCGCCGTGCTTGCGCACCCAATGCGGGAAGCGCACGGTGCCGTTGGCCGCGCCATTGCCGGCGAGATGCGTGCGCACGCGTCCGAAGTTCGTCGGGTTGAAATAGCTGCCGAAGCCGAACGTCAGGTCGCTGCCCATCGTGAGGCACGCCGCCCACATTTCCATGGCGATGCGGAGCCAGAGGTCACGCTTGGCGAACTCGCCCGCCGGGTGGAGCTTGTGGGCGGCCACGTAGGCGAGGATGTCGGCCCCCATCAGGGCCGTGCCGTAGCCCGTGGTCGTGGGCCCCTCGAAGAAGATGAAGCCGATGTCACCGATCTGATTGGGATTCCGCGCCGCATAGAGGAAATCCAGGCGCGTTTTCCCGATCGCCGTTGGTTTGTCGGTGAACGTCCACCCGTAGGGTGACCCGAAGGGCTGATAGGAACTGGCTGAGGCCAGATGCCCGCCGCGCCCGATGGGCAGGCGTTTGAGCGCGTTGACCCCGCTCGGGTCACTGCCGCCGCCGGAGGCGGGCGTGCCGGACGTGATGGGGCTCAGGCCATCCACGCCCATCCAGGTATGGCAACCCCACCGATAGAGGAGATTGATGATGTCGGTGCCGAAGCCGGCCGTGAAGAAGCTCGGGCCGAGGCCGAGGGCGCGCCGCGATTCCGCAAACTGATGGGCGTTGCGCAGGGGGATCGTGGGATATTCGTGGGCCGTCGCATGGATGGCGCCATGCCCGCCATACCAGTGATTCGTGAAGGTCGCCGTCCCATTCGTCGTGCCCCAGGTGCCAATGCCGCCCATCGACGGGCTCATCGACGGATGCGTACAGGACTGTTCCCACCAGAGCATGAACCGGCTGCTGTCGTGAATGCGTCGGTAGAGATCGTAGCTCCCCCCCGTGGCATACGTCGTCGCGACGGTGCCGCCCAGGCAGCGCGCCAGCCCGATGATGCCGGCGAGGGGCCAGGTGTACGCGCGGGGGGAGTTGTAGTGGACCAGCATGGGCTCAAAGCTATACGTGCCGGACGCAGGCGTGCCGAACTGCCACGACACCTGCGCGACGGATCCGCTGATGGATTCCACGTATCCCGCAAACGTCGTGCGCCGAGGGAAGGAGGTGATCGTGGCGATCTGCCCGCTGATCGCGGGGGCCGGGCTCGGTGAGATCAGGACGCGCCGACCCTGAAACGACTGGATCACGACGAGTTGGCCTGCTGTGGGAATGTTCCCCGCCGTGAACGTCACCGTGGCGGTGGTCGTTCCCAAACCGGAGACGGTGTAGTGCGTATCGACCGTCTTCGTCGCGCCGGCCACTTGCACCCGGACATCGGTCTTGTTGGCGTAGGTGACGGCTCCGACGCTGGCGTTGGTCGAAATCGACCACGCCGATTGACTACCATTGGCCGTCACCCGAACCTGATCGTTCGTGGCCGTCCAAAGATTCGTCACGCGGTACACGGAGACCCCCACCGTGATCTCCGCGCCAACCCAGCGCCCGGAGGTCTCCAAGAAGAACGGAACTGCGGACGCGCCCCACCCCTCGTCGACCGGCCCGGTGCCCACCGAGACCGAGAGGGCGCCCCAGGTGGTGCCGGTGATGACCAGGAACTGGCCGAACGAGGACACGGTAGCCGGGCTGCTTGAAATGAACGTGGTGGTATCCGATGGGCGGATCGCGATGCGCGTCTGCGGGGGCCGGCCCGTCGGAATGCCTTGCGGCGTGCCGGTCCAGCGCGAGGGATTGGAAAAGGTGACCGCGTTGCCGTTGACCGTGCCGGTATCGGTCTGGTAGTGCCCGACAAACGTCGGGCCCGAGCCGCGTGTGAAGCCGTAGAGCCAGTGGTTGTAGAAGTTGAGGCAGTGGATGCCCGCTTCGAGATACAGGTACTCCCCCGTCAGGAGATACATCAAGGAGAGGCATTCCCACTCCTGCTGGTACTCCAGCCCGGCGTTGCCCCCGCCCCAGTGGAAGGTGCCGGGCGGCGCGGCGATATCGCTGACTTGCCCACAGGCCCATCCGGCGAGGTTCGGGAGCTTGTGCAGGATGTCCACCGTCGCGAAGTGGGTGGTCGCTTCCCACGCGATGGCGAAATCGCCCCGGTCGTTCCGGCGGAGCCAGGCATAGATCGGATAACTGCCATACTCGTAGTCGTTGGGGCCGATGCCGCCGGAGGCGGCGTGGCAGCCGAAATAGCGATCATTCCAGAACTGCCGCTCGGTGGAGTTGGCCTGGAGTGTGCGGAATGAGGCGTCGCCAGGCTCGCTCAGCCCGGACCGCGCCGCCTCGTCATGCCAGACGTCGGCCCACTGGTTCATGCGGTCATCCACGTCGTCCCACTTCGACACGCTCCCGGGTTTGCCCCCGGCGAGGCCCAAGAAGCCGGGCGATCCGAGCAGATCCGGGCGCGAGGTGGTCTTCACCGGC